AGGCGACGTACTGGGGGTCTGTGCCGGCATCAATCTGGTCCGCCCAGTACTTGATGCCACCCGGATCGCCTTCACGAAGCGCCCACAGGCGATACATGTCGGCGACGATCTGTTCGGTCGGGGTCACGGGTCCTCCGTAGACGAGCTGGCGGATGGTGTCGAGCTGTTCGTAGATCGCGTCACCACAACATGCGGTGTCGGGGTTCAGGTCACGGTGCGCGACGATCGGGACGTCGTGGGGGAGCTGGCCGAGCGCGATCCCGGACCGGATCGCCTGGGCGACCGCCTCGAGGTCCTCCCTGGGTGCCGGCGTGTAGCTGCCATCGCCGAGAATCGCGAACGACAAGGCGGTCGAGTTGTAGCCGACCTGGGCGGCTTGGGCGACACCCCAACCGCGGCCCTCGTACACGTCACCGGACCCGACGAGCCACGAGTACCCGATGTCCGCCCACCCTCGGTCGTCCATGTGGAACGCCTGAATGTTCCGGCATTGGGCGGCGGCGACGTACGGGGAGTCCGGCCAGTAGGTGACCGTGTGGTGCACGACGGCGTACACCTGCGGGGGTTCGGCCGGGGTGACCGACTTCGGGGGTCGTGCACCCCAGTCGGCTCGAGACCACACCCTCACGGCTGGTCGCCTTCTCCGTAGGTGCGCCGGCCGACGACCGGGGTGATGTTCTCCCGGTTTTTCGCGCCGACCGTGTTCCCGGCGACGTAGCCGAGGACCGTCATAAGCGCACCAGACACCGCTTCGGGTGGGAGGACGCCGGCGACGCCGAGGACGACGACGGCGACCAGGCCGAGGCCGAGCAGTATTGCCTTCTGCCAGTTCACGATGCCCATTAGTTCTCCTCGGGGGGATCGGGGAGGGTGACAAAGTCACCGTCCCGGGTCGCGAGGATTGCGGGACCGTCTCGGAGCGCCGCCCGGTAGTCGATCCACGAGGCGGGGTCGTCCGGTGCGTCCGGTAGAACTCTCCAGTCGGACGCGCCGAGAGCGGACCGGCGGAGCACTAGAGCGCGTTCCCGGAACGTGTCGTCGGGCATCGGAGTCGGGGTTTCGTCCTCGGGGGACGTGAAGAACTGGCGGAGGTTTACGGTCGTCATGGGGTCACGTCTTAATCAGGTAGTTAACGAGAATCGTCGGCGGAATCGTGTTGATCGTTTCGTTTTCGGTCGAGTCGTAACGACTGACGGCGTTTACGTTGCCTCCGGACGCGAGGTTCGCGCGGTTAGAGGTGATGACCTTTGTCCGTGGCATTTGCGCGTAGTCGCGGACGTAGATAGTCGATCCGTCATTCCCGACGCTTTGGTAATGGTTGTGTGTGTTCGTTTGTGCGCCCCCGGTGGCGCCGCGCGTGTTCCCGTTCGGGGACATGGTCGTGTTCGTGAGCCGGTTCGCGGCGACCCCGCCCATGTTGTCGACGCCGGCCACAACCCGACCCCGAAGGTCCGGCACGTTAAACGTGGTCGAACCGTCGCCGGCGCCGTAGGTGGTGCCGATAATCCCGAACAACGTCGCGTAGGTGGTGCGGCTCACCGCCTGGCCACCGCACAACAGCCACCCGGCCGGGGCGGTCGAACCGGCGTAGGCGAGAAGCGACGCGGTCGGGGGAACGTTCGTGCCGATGTTCTCGGCGAGGGTTTGGATGGCGGCTGCGCCGTCTTTCACCAGGTCCGTGGACGTTGGGTAGTTGAGCGAATAAATCGTGGTTGTGCCTGCCATTACAGCTCCACCATCTGTAGACCGATCCAGGTAAGCGACGCGTCAACTTGACCCCATTGCAGGGTGTTCGTGACTTGTCCCCATTGTTGCCCGAGCCAACTGTTCCCAAAGTGAGACAGCTGGACGGTGACGTCGTAGTTCGTTCGCCCGATCCGCTCGGTGTACCCCTCGAAGAAGAACTTCGTCGGGAGCCCGTCCGCGAGCGTCGGCGTGACCCACAGTTTCGACCCGGTCATGTTCGCGAACAAGGTCGTCATCCGGGCCGGGGTCAGCGCGCCGAACGGTATCGGGATAGCGACCATCGGCCCCGGGTTGTACCCGACGTCCGCTTTCCATTGGGCGGCCACCTGGGCGTCGGTCTGGTATCGCATCCGGTTCGGGAGGCTTGTCACGACCCCGGTGTACGAGTCCTGTCGAGGGTTCGTGGCGACAACCGTGGCCGACGCCTGCAGGGCGCCACCCGAGTTGTAGTAGGCGTAGTCCTCGACGACTTTGCCGTTGAGCAACGTGGTGTCGCTCCGGCCTTGCCAGTCGAACCCGGTTTCGCCGGCGGTCAACGTGACGTCGGCGGTCGACACGTCGTCACGGTCCTCGTAGGTGGACACGACAAGCTCGACGTAATCGGACGTTGCGATCGTGCCGCCCTTCGTGCCGGTAACGAACCGTTCCCAGATCGCCGCGTTGCCTTTCGCGGCGGCCAGGTACAACTGGGCGACGTTGAGCACGTTCAGACTGTCGACGCTGCCGCCGTTCTGGTAGTCGGCGAACTGTTCCCCGCCGATCGTCGTCGTCGCGTAGGTAGTGAAGTACGGCAACGTCGTCGAGAAGATGCCGCCCGTGTCGCCTAGCCAGTTCAGAATGAGCTGCGGGTTACGGACGGCGGTTGTAAGCCGGTACGGCTGCCCGGTGTCGACGTTCCATGTGTTCGTGATCTGCGACGTCGCTCGAGCCATCAGATACAAGCCGGCTGCGACAGCGTTCACGGTGATGAGCCGGGTGGTGATCTGGAAGTCGGTGACGATGCCGACGAACCGGGTCGCGGTCGCTTCGCCGGTCGGGGTGACCTTCACGACCACCTTGTCTCCGATGGACAGGTCGTCGAAGGGGATCACCCCGAACGCTTCGCGGACGAGCTGCAAGCTGCACGTTGTCGGTTGCGGAAACGAACCGGGCGATTGCCGGCCGTACTGCATGGTGACGCCCTGCAGGGTTTCGTCGGTGTAATCGGTGCCGCCGATCGTCACCGTTGTCGTCCAGGTCATTACAGGACCCCAAGCCGGGCGTTCTGTTGCGACAACAGGTCGCTTATCTGGTTGGCGACACCGACGGGGTCCAAAGCGCCGTTTACGGTGATTGACACCCCACCGGCTGCGCCGAGGCCGATGAGCTCGGGGGGTGCGCCGGAGCCACCGGAGAAGTTCGTGTCGGGACCAAGGCCGAACGTGTTTTTGAAGTTCTGGAAGTCACGAGCCAGGTCGCCGGTGAACGGATCGTTTGGCGTGTCGAAACCCATCTGTCCGGCGAGCCACCGGGCGGCCTTGGCGGGCAGCATGAGGATGCTGTTCGCCATGCCGTTGTAAAGCAGCCGGCCGATGATCTTCCAAAAGTTCACGTCAGACAGGACATTGAAGATGCCGTCAAGAACCATCGTACCGAAGCTCTTGCCGAGCTCTTTACCGGCGGCGTCGGTCCCCGTCTTGCCGGATCCGGTCACGATGTCGGTGAGCTTCGTGAAGAACTGGGTCCATTCGCCCTTGACGAACGCGTCCAGGACCGGGGCGACGTCTTCTTTGAACACTTTGCCGAACTTCTCGAGCTGCGGGCCGAGCTCGGTCCACATTTCCTCGGCGGACGTGACCAGGCGCTCGAAGAACGCGGCGATTTCGTCTTTGTTCTCGACCATCCAGTCGGCGAATCGCTCGAACGCCGGCAACAGCTTTGTTTCGACCAGGTCCAGCAACGTCAAGAACGCCGGTTCTAGCGCCTTACCGACCTTGTTCTTCACGTCGTCGAATACGGCAGCAAGGGTTCGCTGTTTGTTCGCGGCCGAATCGGACGTACGGGCGAAATCACCCTGTTGATCGGCGGTCTTCTCTAGGATCGCTTCGTAAGCGGCGAGCGTCTTCTGCGCCGGCGTCAAAGCCTCTTTGTCGGTGGCGGTGATGCCTTTCTTGAACGCGATCTGGCGGAGGGTGGCGTCGTCCAGGAGAACGTTGAACTTGCGGAGCGGCTCAAACTCGCCGCGCAGACCGGCGTTGAGCGCGTCCAGGGTTTCTTCGGGGCTGGCGTTGCCGAACGACGCCATGTCGGCGGCGAGCTCGACGAACCGCTTGGATGCGTCGACGCCGGCGTCGCCGACCTTCCCGGCTGCTTTGAACAGTCCGGCGAAACTACCGGCCGCCTCCAGGGCGTTTTCCTTGGAAATGCCGAACGACCGGGCGGTCGTGTTCGACCACTCGTCGAACTTGGCGGACGATTCGGGAATGAGGACGTTGAGCTTGGAAAGCTGTTCGCCGATGTTCGTGGCGCCGTCGATCGCGTCCTTCGCAAACCCGAGGATCTGGGCGCCGGCGAACGCCCCGGCGATCGCACCACCCACAGCGGCGAGCGGGCCGGCCAGCTTGCCGATGCTCCCAAGGATGCCCTGCCCGAACCCGTCGACGTCACGTTGCGCCCGGCGGAGGGCGTCATCGTCCCAGGTGGCATAGAACGGTACCGAAACAGCCATTACCGTCCCCTTCGCGCCATGTGCCTGGACACTTCGGCCTCGAGCGCTTCGGCCGCCTGCCGAAGACTTCTGTAAACGTACGACCCGTACTGGGTGGCAACGGGGTCGATGACCCGGTACGGGCCGCCGGGCATGTTGTCAATGAACGACCGGCCCTGCCCGTTCAACTTGTGGCGCCGGCGTTGCCCTTTCCAGGCGTACGACCTGGACACACCCGAGTAGCGGACCCGGTTAGCGGACCCGGCGGTCTCGAACATCATGCCGACAGGGTTCCGTTGACCGATCCAGGCGAGCGGCAGGCGCTTCCACCTGGTCGTGGTCTTCGGCATCTTCGCGTACTCGATGTACACGCCTCGGGCCGGTTTCGCCCGGTTCCACCCGCGTACCCCGTTCGTGTTCCACCCGGACATTACCGTCGCCGGATAGCGAGACTGTGCGGCCGCTTTTGGGGCTTTCGTCGCCTGCCGGATCTCACGCCGGAAACTGCGAGCCAACTGGTCGTCGAACCGGGCGAGATCCTGGACGGTCGCCTCGAGTTGGGACTTGGCGGCGGCTCGAGCCCGACGGGCTTCCGCCTTGTCGATCACACCGGCCATGTCACCTCCTCTTGCGGTCCTGTTCGTTCAGTAGGGCGACGATGGTTTCGAGCATTGCCGGGTCCCGAACGAGCTCGGACGGGGCGATGCCGGTGCGGATCGCTACGGCAGCTACTCGGCGGCCGTGGGATCCGCGTCGGTAGGGCGGACCGGTTCGTCGTCCTCCAGGTCGATGTTCTCGAGGACTCGGGCGAACCCGTCGAAGTCGTCGGGGACGTCGTGGCCGGCTTCACGGGCCGCGTGCCAGATAACCCACATCCGGTCCCGAGCTTTGTTCATCTCGTAAACCGGGCGGTCGTGGACGCGTTCCCATTCGAGCATCGACCACAGGGTCGCCTCGACGCGGCGCGGGTCCCGGTCACGGAGCTTGTACGTTGCGGCTGCCATGACCGGGAACCCTACCCGTTACGGGGTGTAGGTGACCGCGCCGTTCACCGGGAACGACAGGCTCGACGTGAGCGCCGAGTCGGCGGAACCGCCACCGTTCGGGAAGATCGGAAGCACGTTCCCCGTCCAGGTTCCGCCACCGGTGACGACAAGCGAGAACGCGACCTGGGTGCCGGCCGTCGCTGCGGTCCACAGGGCCTCGAACAACGACGACGCGTCGGTCCAGTCCTGCATCGCCTCGACTTCGAGTGTCCAGGTGGCCGGGTCGACGGTGGCCGCCGAGTCGGACAGCGTCCGGTACTGGTTTACTGGCTGGTCGGGGACGAGCTCGGCGCGGACCGCCTGAGCGGACCAGGAATCGCTGTCGATGGTGAGGGTCAACGACCGACCCGTGATCACAACTGCCATTTGTGTTACCTCTTGATGGTGAGTCGGACGGTGCAGGTGTACGACGGCAACTCTTGGTTGCCGGCGTTGTAAATGCCGTACGTGGCCGAGGTGACCGGCACGGCGGCGGTGATCGCGTCGACGGCGTCGTACAAGCCGACGAGCACGTCAACGGGTGACAGCGGCTGGGCGAGGATGCTTGCCTCAATGTCCAGTTGGGACATGTCGGCGGACAGGCCGGTAAGGGTCGGCGGGTCGATGACGACCACACCGGGGCGGATCTGCCGAGGGTCGACGACGACCGTGTACCCGAGCCCTTCGATGATGCCGACGAGCTCGTCGACAGCGTCCGCTATGGCGCCCATCACGCCACCTGTGGGCGGCCGATGCCAAGCAAGCGCATGATCTGCCCCATACCGCCGACAGGGGCGGCGATCGGGGCGCCCTGGAACGACTGGAACATGTCGCCCGGGGAACCCTTCTCACGGAACAGGGCGCCGGCGTACATGAC